CACCTGTTCCAACGAGCGTCGTCCCAATCTTCCAGGATCGACTGTTCGTAAACCGTCATCGGGATACCACGCGCAACCAACTTATTTACGGAATTGGTGGGGTGTAACTCCCGCATGATCTTGTTGTTCTCGACCACGCCGTCCATGGCGACTTCCGTGTGAACGGTTAGTGCGCCGGGGTTGGAGGAATCTGCGATCATGGTGCGTTTTACACCGTCGCTATTCCTGTACACCAACTTAGTTTCCATGGGAGTATACCACACCTTCTAGTAGCTGTCAATTCCTGTCCGGAAGGCCGCGCTGTTCCAATCGGTCCAGCATGGATTTCTTCACCGGGGTGATGTCCTCGATCTTCGAGGTGAGAACCTCGACCTTGGTCCCGAGGGTGCTGATGTCCTTCTGGACGGCACCCATGTTCTGGATGATGGCCTCCCCGATGTTGTCGAGGCGACGAACCATGGTTTCATAGTTCTTTTCCATCGCCGCGACGCGGAAGGGGATGTCCTTGGTGTAGGACATTTCGGTCAGAACGGTCGCATTGGACCTCTCCAACGATTCAATGCGACCGTCGAGTTTGTTGATATAGGAGATGGTTCCCCAAGCAACGCCAGCCACGGCGATAATAGTGGGTACGTTTACTTGGGTCCAGTTGATTGCCATAGGGGTGGTTTCCTCGTTCAATCTCTTCGCCTTACTTCACGGTATTTCTCGGGGAAAAGTACACGATCCCGAAACCGATCCCGGCGTTAAGAACGCCCGTAATGATGTAACCCCACCACGGAATTTCGACCGTGGACGGGATGACGATGAAGGTGGTCGCAGTGGTCGCAGCAGATGCTACAGCGCCACCAAGTGCCTTGGCTACAGTCCGCATTTTATTCCTCGTTCGTAGAAACTGCACCGCTCGTGGTCATTGTGACCTTACGCAGCGGCGTTGATACACTGCTCGGCACGACGGCACCAAGAAGTCGCGATTTGGACACCTTAGTAATGTTGACCGAGTTGCTTTGGTTTCCCCCAAGAACGTAGTAGTTGTTTGCGTCCTCGCCGACATAGAAACCCACATGTCCTTGCCAGCTCGACTTCGAGCCTCGCCAGAACACAAGGATTGCCCCGTATCCGGGGGTCACTTCCCTGCCATAGTTGAGCCAAGCCCGCGCCGAAAGGAGGGACTTGGGAAGGGGGGTGGACTCGTCCGGCTGCATGACTGCGCCAATGAACAAGCCGCACCAAGAAATCTCATCGTTGGTGTAGACGTTTTCGAGGCCGAGCTTCTTGGCCCACCCCATGATCGTCTTGTTGTGGGTTGCGCCCCACGTTTCCTTGAGGCCGAGGAACTGCTTCGCACGAAGCATGTGCGGAAGTTCGGACCCAACATTCGGGGTGATTGGGATTTGTGCCGCGCGTTTCGCGTCATCGTCGAACATGGCGGCCAGTGTCAACACGCCGACGTACGGGCGCGGGTTGAGGCCATTGTTGCGCTTGAAATCGATCACCGCTTTTTCGGTGAGTGTTCCGGCGTCACCGTCGACCGTACCACGGTAGTACCCGAGGTCCGTTAGGCGCTGCTGGAATGCTGTGATGATGTCTTTGTTCATTGCCGCCTCCGCCTAAAAATGTGGCGACGCAAACATTACGCCTGCGTCGCCACCCCGCCGCCTGATCGGGTTACACGCCGATGACTGCGCCCTGCTTCACACCGTTGAAGAGGATGTGAGCCATCGGGTTGCGCATTTCAACGCCCCATTCCGACAGGATCATGCGGGTTTCGGCGTCGCCGATCTTCGCGAGAGGAATCTGACGGAAGTTGCGGAAGAAGGCCACCGCAACGTAGTTCGGGTCGATGAGCAGCGAGGTGTCCGTCGGAATCCAGCGCGACGGGACGACCTTGATGCGGCCGAAGTCGGTGGCAATGACGTCGACGGTCGCGATGACCTCGGTCTTGCCGACGAGCACCTGGGTCGTATCACGGCCCTTGAAGGTCGAGATCGTACGCTTGATCGCCGGGGGGACGATCATCAGGGTCGGGTTGGCACCGTTGTTGTACGCCTTCTCCATCGCATTGCCGACGAGGACTTCGGACATCGCGATCTGCTCGCCAACCGGAACTGCATCGAAAGCAGCCGTGGAGGTGAGCGGGAGGGGGGCGGTAACGGAGTCGACCTTGCCGACGACGGCGTTGCCCTGGACGTTGTTCCGGTCACGACCGCGAGCGATATAGTGGGCGATGGCCTCGGTCTTGCGGGCCGTTGCATCGTCACCATCGTTGCGGGCCTGACGCCCCGACATGATCTTCTCCATGTCGGACTTGAGGACCTTGGACTTCAAGGCCATCTGGTGGCCCATTTCGGAACCCTTGCCGGCAGCATCGGACGCTTCCTGCGAGCCGGTGACGGTCGCATCGCGCTTCGAAATCTGCGTGACGTTAGAAAGACGGATGGTCGGGTTCGACGTCGTGCGTTCGAGTTCGAAGCCTTCGATCTGGGCGTTGTTTTCGTCGACGGTCGGCAGGTTTTCGGTCTGCCAGTCGAACTGGCGGGCCTTCGCGTTGCGGCGACGGGCAGCGGACATGATCGGGGTATCGAACGGGTCGATGTTGTAGATGGCATTGGACAGGTCCTCGCGGTTGCCCTGCGCATCGTAGGTGGTGTAGGCTTGCGAAATCTTCGCCATGTTATTTTCTCCGGTTGGGTGAAATCAGGTTGGTGAACACAGAGGCCGCAGCATCGACCGAGCCGGTGCGCTGCAACTGCTTCATTGCCTGTCCGCCCTTCGGAGCAGTCCGGGTGGTTCCCGCCCCTGAGCTGATCGGCTTGCTACCGCGACGAACCGGCTTCGGCTTCTTTTCCTGAAGACGGTCGTACTTTGCGGCTTTCAGAAGGACCGTCACCATCCGGGAGTCCGTGATGGAGCTGATCTCTTCCTTGGTGAACCCTGCCGTTTCGGCAGTTTTCGACATGAGCGAGAGGTCCCGCTGCATGATCTTCTCGTCCTTCCAGGACGGATTGTTGGCGAGAATTTTGCGGTTCTCGGCCTTGATGTAGTCGGCGCTTTCGCGGCTCAGCTGGCCATCCTGCTCGGCCTTGACGCGGGCCTTCTCGGCTTCCAGCGCCGCCATCGTCGTCTTGTATTCTTCGTACTTCTTCTGGAGAGCACGAGCACCCTGCGGATCGCGGGCGTACTCGGCGTCCCAATCGGGCTCCTTCGGGGTGAGCATTTCGAGGTGCTTCTGCATCGTCTCGACCAGATCGGTATACTTCGACTGGATTTGGACGACTTCCTGAGCACGCGCGGCGACCTCGGCCTTGACGTCGTTGAGGTAGCTCATACGGCGATGGAACGTCTCCATGCGAATGTAGCCGTCAAGCGCTTCGCGGAGGGGAACCTCGGCCTTCTCGCCGTCGATCATGACCTCGTAGATATCGTCGACGTCCTCGTCGTCCTCGTCTTCCTTCTTGGCCGGGTCGACATCTTCCTCGACGTTTTCGTCACCCTCGAGGTCTTCGAGGTTCGGATCGTCGTCACCATCGTCGGGGCCGAATTCGGCCACGGGGGCTTTCGTCCTGGTCTTTACGGGCATATCGTCGCCGCCCGCCGCCGGGCTGTCGTCGTCGAGCACGCCAACGTTGCCGAACAGAGCTTCAACGGGACCACTCGGGGCCTTTTCGGAACGAGCCGGGGCTGCTCCGCTGTCCTGATCGAATGCCAATGCGGCTTCTTCGAATCCTTCGCCTGCCATTTTAATTACCTGCCTCTCTTGTTGATGAACGATGCATCGTTGACGAAGGAGTGAAGCTTTGCCTTGACTGCTTCCAGTACCTTCATACTAGCATGCGCGGTGGTGGCTGTCAAGTCCCCTACTGGCGCCTGAATGAGCAGTTGGATGTATTCCGCCTGCATTTCTTCGAACGCTTCGTTGAGTACCTTGTTATTCAGGAGAGCCCGAGCGTCAGACGCCCGGTCCTCCAATTCTAGTGGCGACTTAGCCATTTGGCGTATTCTCCCTGTTGGTGATCGCCGTGGCCGGTGCGGCATTCGCCATGCCCATTATCGGGTACTCCGAAAGAGTGGACATGAGGTCGATGATGGACTTGAGGCCAAGCTGGTCGCGACGGAAGTCGTCGTCCGCCTTGAGCTTTTCGCGCTTGAACGCCTGTTCGGCAGTCGCGACGACGATATCCTTCTTGACCTTTTCGAGTTCGGCCTTGGCGAGCAGTTCCTCGGGCGACGGTTCCTTGGGTCCCTTGAGCGACTGCATGATCTCCGGGGTGACGTCGTTGAAATAGCGGGACGTGTTTTTCACGTTCGCCATCGCCAGCTTGTCCTTGAGCGTGTTGAGATACTGCTCCGGGGTGACGAAGGGGTTGTCGAGGCCCATCTGCGTCATGATCATCATCTGCGTCTGCTGGATGTCGTTCAGCGCAGTCATCCGGGTGATGTCGGAACCCTTGCCGAGGCTCGGATTGACTTTCACAGTCATGTTGGGGTCGTACAGCGACGGGCCGAGGCTGACCCATTTGCCCTGCCACTTGATCGTACGATTCCGGTTAGGGTTGCGGACGATCTCCCGGAACAGACCCTGCATCATGTCCTTGAAGCCAGTCTCGGCAAGGATGCGGGCAATCAGTTCGATGCGTTCCTGAGCGCCCGTGACGATGGCGTCGATGCCCATGAGGTTCGTCGACTGCAGGGCCTTGGGGTCGACACCCTTCGACGCCTCCGAAATGCCGGTGCGGCTCTGACGGATCATGTCCATCGTTCCCATCATCTCGAAGATGTCGGAACCGTTGAACGACGGGCGGAATTCCTTGATCGCCATCGCCGGGTCGGTCTTGGTGCGGATTACGCGACCCCAGCCATCGGCCAGCACGTCTTCCATGCGGACCAGATTCTCGTTGACGGCGAGGTCGGAGTACATCGACGCGGAAATGTTGTCCAGAGCGCCCCGAAGAAGCTGCGTCTTGATTTCCTGAATGTCCTTGACCAAGTCGGCCACTGCGTCACCCACTACCGTGTGGGGGCGCGGGTCACCGCAGAACACCGCCATATTGACGTGGTCTACGATTTCGTCCTCGAGAATGTCGTAGTTGTCCCCGATGGTGCAGATACGGTGCAGTTCGTCGATCCCGTCGCCGTCTTGGTCGATGCGGATGAAGTATTCCCCGTACACTACGAGGTCGTCGTCGACCGAACTGTCGATGCCGGGGGTCCGGATGGATTCCTCGAAGTTGTAGTGGTTGTAGTTGCCCGCATATTCCATCACCATTTCCTTCGGGTAGCCCCGAGCAATGATGTCGGACGCCGGAACCAGTTCCTCGGAACCGACGATGCGGGACGCCTTGACGGACTTGGCGCGGCGCGACACCCGGAAGTTTTCCGGAGGCACGGCCTCGACCCGGATGACCGGCTTGGACACGATATACTGGAGCCGCACTTCCTTGATGATATTGAACTCATCGGGCGGGGTCATTTCGAGGACTTCGACCTTGGGCTCCGTCGACCC